CGATTTTTTACTAAATAGTGTAAGGAAGCGCAAGAGATTTGCACAATGGATGCGCTCTTCTAAAGTCAAAGATATAGAATATGTAAAAGAATATTATGGCTATAGTAATGAAAAGGCAAAACAAGCCTTAGATGTTTTGACTGCTGAGCAGATAAAAATTATAAAAACAAAATTGATTAGAGGTGGTAAACATGGAAGAATTGGAGTGGACACCTGACCTGATGTTAGAGGTCGGGTTATCAGAATCCGACGACTTCCTCAAAGTGAGAGAAACTTTATCCCGCATCGGTGTTGCCTCAAGGAAAGAGAGAAAACTATACCAATCATGTCACATTCTGCATAAACAAGGACGTTATTTTATCGTACATTTTAAAGAGTTATTTGCACTAGATGGTAAGCCAACTAATATCTCCATAAATGATATTGAAAGACGAAATACAATTGCAAAGTTATTAGAAGATTGGGGTTTAGTAAGTATGATAGGTAACAGTGAACCTAGAGCACCATTATCACAGATTAAAGTTTTATCATTTAGAGAGAAGGATGATTGGGATCTTGAAACTAAATATAATATNGGNACNAAAAAGAAAATTGAATAGGTANATAAATTATGNCAATNAAATTANTCCGNNTGAAGTCGGGNGAAGATGTAGTAGCAGAAATAGAAGAAGATGAGGATGGTGTTTCCTTTTGGTTAGATAATCCTGCGGTTATTATACCGATGGGCGACCCCAGACAGGGTGGTAATAATGTGCAATGGGGATTTGGTCCTTGGGCAGCTTTTTCCAAAGATAATAAGGTAAGAGTTGAGAAGGATTGGATTGTTTTCATCTCTGATCCTGCAAAAGAAATAGTAAATAATTATAGACAGGCGTTTGGGTCGGGTATTGTAGTGCCTGAGGTTAATACAGCAAAAGTATTGACTGGATAGATTGTTTGTGTTATAATTATATCTATGGCAGATAACTTCTACACAAATGTAATTCAGAAACAGAACACACTTCTCATCCGTGCGATTGAGAACGGTAAGCGGGTGCAGCATAAAGTCCGTCATAAACCCACGTTCTATTTCCCTACAAAGAAAAAGACAAAGCTTAAAACTCTAAAGGGTAAACCTGTAGAGTCTATACAGTTGAGCTCTATTGGTGATGCCCGAGAATTTCTTGGACAATATAGAGATCAACCTGATCTTGTTCATGGTATGGAGAGATATCCGTATGTATGGATAGCTGATAACTATGATGAGTTTGTAGAATGGAACATGGATAAAATTCTCATGTTGACCATCGACATAGAGGTGGCATCAGAGAATGGTTTTCCAGATCCTGGTGTGGCCCAAGAAGAAGTCCTTGCCATTACTATAAAGAATCACAAAACTAAAAAGATTATTGTATGGGGTATCTATAATTATAATAATTCTAGAGATGATGTTGAGTATATACATTGCATAGATGAACGTGAATTATTGGAACAATTTGTTGGTTTCATGGTAGAGGTTCAACCTGATGTTATAACAGGCTGGAACACCACATTCTTTGATATACCTTATCTTGCTAATCGTATCTCTAAACTATTCGGTGATAAGATGCGAAACAATATGTCGCCGTGGGATATGGTAACAGAAGAAAAGGTAACGACATTCGGCAGAGAACAAACCAAATATAATATTTGGGGTGTTGCGAATATGGATTATATGGACTTGTATCGTAAGTTCACATATAAGAATCAAGAATCATATGCATTGAATTATATTGCTAGTGTAGAGTTGGGTGTGCAGAAAGATGCTAATCCCTACGAAACATTCCGTGAGTGGTATACAAAAGATTATCAATCGTTCATTGATTATAATATCAAAGACGTAGAGCTTGTTGATGCATTAGAAGATAAGATGAAATTGTTAGAGTTATGTCTAACAATGGCCTATGAGGCTAAGGTGAATTATGTAGATGTATTCTCACAGGTTCGTATGTGGGATGTCACAATCTATAACTATCTCCGTAGTAAAGACATTGTAGTGCCTCAAAGAGATATCAATAATAAAGGTTCAAAGTATGAAGGTGCCTATGTGAAAGATCCACAAACGGGTCAACATAAATGGGTGATGTCATTTGATTTGAACAGTTTGTATCCGCATTTGATTATGCAATATAACATTTCACCAGAAACTATGATTGGTCAAAGATTTCCTGAGGCCATTAGTGTTGATTTATTATTGAAACAGGAAGTCAATACAGAAGTGTTGGGTGATAATTTAACAGTGACACCAAACAATGCTTGTTTCAGAAAAGACATTAGTGGGTTTTTACCAGAGCTGATGGATAAAATGTATGGTGATCGTGTGAAGTTTAAGAAGTATGCACTAGATGCTAGAAGGAGATATGAAGAAACAAAGGACGCTAAGTACCTTAAAGAAATTTCTAAATATAATAACATACAGATGGCCAGAAAGATTGCGCTCAATAGTGCTTATGGTGCTATCGGTAATCAATACTTTCGTTATTACAATGAAAAGATGGCTACTGCTATTACTACATCAGGTCAGCTGTCGATCAGATGGATTGAAAACAAAGTCAATGATTACCTCAATGGAATATTACAGACTACAGACGAAGATTATATTATTGCGTCGGATACAGATTCCATTTATGTTACATTTGACGAATTGGTCCGTAAATCTTTTGGCGAGGGAACTGATGTACCAACAGAACGAGTCATTGATTTCTTGGACACAATCGCTAAAGAGAAAATGGAACCTTATATTACTAAATGTTATGAGGAGTTGGCTGATTATGTGAAGGCGTATGCTCAAAGGATGGAAATGTCCAGAGAGGTTATTGCCGACAAGGGTATATGGACTGCCAAGAAACGATACATCTTAAACGTACATGATAGTGAAGGTGTGAGATATGCAGAACCTCAGTTAAAGATTATGGGTATCGAGGCGGTTAAGTCATCAACACCTGGCCCGTGTAGAGAAAAGATTAAAGAAGTATTGAAGGTTATAGTTAATGAAGATGATAAGGCTGTTAATGTATTCATACAGAATTTTCGTAAAGAGTTTTTGAGTTTGCCTGTAGAGGCTGTTGCATTTCCAAGATCAGTAAATGGTTTGAGGAAGTGGGGTGATAGTAATAGTATCTTTAAGAAAAAATGTCCAATGCATATTAAAGGTGCATTAATATATAACCATTTACTAAAGAAGTTAAATCTAACAAAAAAATATCCGTTGATTCAAGAAGGTGAGAAGATTAAATATCTCTTATTAAAAACTCCTAACAGATTGCAGGCTAATGTCATTGCATTTTTGAGTGTATTACCTAAAGAATTTGAGTTACATGATTTTATAGATATAGATTTGCAGTTTGAAAAGTCCTATGTTGATCCTTTGCAGTTTATTATGGAAGCGATTGGTTGGGAAATTGATAGAAGTTATGGCACACAGAGAACGCTGGAGGCGTTGTTTGGATGATATATGATGAAGAACTATATTCGTATCTAAGCGAACATTGTAATGCTGATGGCCTACCTGTTTTAAATACAGGTGAGTTCAAGTACTGCACAGAAAAGTATGGTAAGGAGATTTTTCGTGAAACTTTGTCGGTCTATATCGTCAGTGAACGTCCACCATTTCCGTTTAGGGAAATTACATATGCAGATATGGTGGCGAATTTTCAGAAGTTAAAGAAGGCAGACTATACAAAGTTTATTACACCAACAGATCATTTAGATCGTGAGGTGTTTGAAAAGTATGATGACTACAAATATAATTTTGCAGAACATGGCTTAGGTCTGATAGATACACCATCTGCATATAGTCTCTGTAGTGATTACTTTATGAATAAACTCAGACTGCGATGTGGTTCGTATAGTTTTAAAGCACCAGCTCAAGTCTGGGAAAACGGAACTGCAAAAGAGATATGGCGTTCTATTGGTGCAATCTGGAGAGGTATTAATACCAATGAAGATTTGTCTCCGACTGTTTATATGTCTGCATTTCGTTTGGGTACATACATCGCCACACAGTTTAAACCTATCGTGGCTAAGACCATCTATAACATGACAGGCGCTAAGACAGTACTGGATACTAGCATGGGTTGGGGTGATAGACTTGCTGGTTTCTATGCTTCAGATGCAACACATTATATTGGTTGTGATCCTAATCCATTGACATTTTTAATGTACTCTGAAATGATTAAAGAGTATAGTAAATTATCTCCTGGTAAGACTACACAAATATACAGATGTGGTGCAGAAGATTTGCCGTGGGATAGTATTGAGAATGTAGATTGTGCATTTACTAGTCCACCATATTTTTCTACAGAAGAATATAATAAAGGTGGAGAATTTGAGGCAGATCAATCTTGGGCCAAATTTAGTGAATATGATAAGTGGCGTGATGAGTTTTATCTCCCAGTGGCACTAAATAGTTTTAATTCATTAAGTGATAATGGATTTTTATTGACTAATATTATGGACCCCAAAGTGAAAGGAGTTCGTCATCGTTCTGGTGATGAGCTTGTAGATTCGTTGCGTGAGCACTGGTTAGGCCAAGTGGGTATGAGAATCATGCAGCGGCCACAAGGTAAAAATGTATTTAAGACACATGAAGAACTTGTGAAATTTATGAATAAAATATATATTGAAAATGTGTGGTGCTTCGGTAAGAATAAAGATTTTGATTTCTTTAGACATAACCGCCGAGCAACACTTGAAGGACTATTTGGAGAATAGATGGATGATAAATAGAACAGAGAAAGGGACTGCTGATAACAGCCCCTTCTCCTAAACACCATTATACGAGAGGTATGAATGATGTCCTATAACTATTTAGACCCAGCAGATGTAGGTAAGATTGAGCTGCCTACCGAAGAACAATTAGCCAGAGAAGAATGGACTGGCGGTTATGAACGAGAAAACAACGGCTATTGGAGAGGTGGACTTTCCACAGATAACCCTAAAGAGTATCAGCGGTTGTGGTATCAAAAGAATAAAGAGAAATATAAGTCGGGTGGTAAGTATGATTGGTATGGAAAGATATCCGATGAAGAAAGGACAGAATACATAAAGAAGAAAACGAAGTACAGGATTGACAATCCTGAAGTGAATAGAAAAGCCTGTCTAAAGTATCAGGCTAAATTAAGAATGGAGAAAAAAAATGTCATTTTTGAAGAATGTAATAAAGGAAACTGGTAATGAGTTTGCAACGATTGTTGTTGATGGCCTTTCTACCGCTGATATTAGCGGCTATGTGGATACTGGCAGCTACATTTTTAATGCCTTATGCAGCGGTAGTATTTACGGTGGGATACCTCAGAACAAAATTACAGCGATTGCGGGAGAGTCGGCAACAGGCAAGACGTTCTTTGTTCTAGGTGTATGTCAGGCATTTCTAGAAGAACATCCTACAGGTAATGTAGTTTTTTTTGAGAGTGAATCTGCAATCAGTAAAGATATGATTGAGAGTCGTGGTATTGATTCTTCCAGAATGGCTATACTACCCATCACTACAGTACAAGAATTTCGGTATCAGGCACTACAGGTGCTCGAAGCATATGAAAATGAAACTGATAGACCACCTTTGTTGATGTGTCTTGATAGTCTAGGTATGTTATCTACCACAAAAGAAATTGAAGATACTGAAGCTGGAAAAGAAACTAGAGACATGACACGATCTCAGATAGTCAAGGCTACCTTTAGAGTTCTAACATTGAAGTTAGGTAAACTTGGTATACCTATGATTATGACCAACCATACCTATGATGTTATTGGTTCTATGTTTCCACAGAAAGAAATGGGTGGTGGTTCTGGTTTGAAATATGCTGCATCAACTATCATTTATCTATCCAAGAAGAAAGAGAAAGATGGTACAGAGGTGATAGGTAATATCATTCATTGCAAGACATACAAGTCTAGACTGACCAAAGAGAATCAGATGGTAGATGTCAGACTGTCATACACTAAAGGCCTTGATAGATACTATGGTCTGTTAGAGTTGGCAGTAGAGGCTGGTATTTTTAAATCAGTCTCTACCCGTATTGAGTTACCTGATGGTATAAAGACATTTGGTAAGACTATCAATAATGATCCAGAGAAATATTATACAGATGAAGTTATGGAAAAGTTAGATACTTTTGCTAAAGAAAAGTTTTGTTATGGATAATTATATTCGCACATATGATAAAGTGTTAGATGAAGA